CGACTACATCATCGAGATGGGCCAGTCGGGCTATGGCACCGGGACCGCGTGCATGCTGTCCGCCTATCACCCGCCCGCACCGCCGACCGATACCAAGCCACCGACAGGAGGGGAACCAGTGCCGCTGCCCGTGTCCAAGCCGAACGATCCGGTGCTCCTCGCGTCCCCCGCGCCGGTCACCCACTACAACCTCGACGCCACGGTGGAGTCCACCGGTCACAGCGCGCTCATCGACCAGTTCAGCCCGATCGAGATGGTCAACGGCACCAGCCACTTTCGCCTCATCACGCGGTCATCCGACCATCGACTCATCCTCGTCAAGGCCACCTCGACGAAGCCCGCCTGATGATGACGGCAGTACCATCGACCACGGCATGGAGGACTAGATGATCCTGGGACGTCCGACGAACCTCTGGCTGGGGTTCCTCACATCGGCCACGAGCCTCGTCGCCCTGCTCGTCGTGACGCTCGGCCACGCCGACGGCGACGTGGTCGCCACGGTAGCGGCAGCCATCACGCTGGTCGAAGGCGCGTTCATCGCACTGGTCGCAGGCCAGCCGCCCACGGTCAACTCGGGCGACACCGTCAAGGTCGTCACCCAGACACCGCAGGGCCAGCCCAACACCGTGACGCCGACCACCGTCTGATGGCCCTCGCCTTGACTGTCGTCGTCATCCTGGTCGCGCTCGCGGTCGTGTCGCTCATCGAGGGCTGGGCCGTTGCGCATCATCAGCCGACCATCAGCGAGGACGCCCAACGCTTCAACTTCGCGGCCGGCGGTCAGATCGTGGCGGGGCTGTCGCTCCTCCTCGGTGTGGTCATCGGCTGGTTCGTCGCACACTTCAACGACACCCCGCACTAGGAGCCGCCCATGTTGAGCCGTCTCGTCCTTGCACTAGTCGTCGCAGTCGTCGTCGGTCTGGTGTGTATCCTTCTCGGCAACATCCTCGCCACGCTGAAGGTGCCGATCGCCATCACCATCGGGGACTTCCTCTCGGCGTGGGGATGGGTCATCGGCGTCCTGGCAGGTCTCTGGTACTTCTTCTCGGGCGGATCGTTCCCCTCATTCGGCAAGTAGGAGGCATCACGTGGCAGACACACTCGTCGCAGGCACCCCGCGCCGGCTTCTCGTGGACGGTCGCAACCCGTTCGCAGACGAGACCATCACGGCAACGGGCAACATCGTCATCCGGGCAGCCGACGCCGACGGCAACGTCTTCGTCGACACGGCCGATGGCGCAGCGGATGGCGACGTCGCCTCCGTGAGCGTCGATCCGGGCAGCGAGGACACCAACCGCACCGCAGGCTCCGACGACATCACGATCAGCGTCCCGGTCGTAGCGACGCCGCTCGCCGTCACCCTCGAATGAACCGCTGCGGCGACACCGACCATCGGTTCGCCAAGTTCGACGACGCCACAATCTTCTGTCAGCGATGCGGCGAACAACGGGTGATGGACGTGCAGGCACTCATTGCCAAGCTGCCGACCATCACCTACCTATCCTGTCCGCATCCGCACTGGTCGCCTTACGTCTACCCGACGTGGCTGCCGACCATCACGTATGGCACGGTGACGACTGGCAGCACGACGAGCGCGCCACTCGATGACCACAACGTCACCTATACGGTGATCTCGTGAGCGCCAAGGTCGTCATTGAGCAGACCGATGTCGGCTGGAACGTGGAAGTCACCGACGCCGACCTCGTCGATGTGGTGACAGCCGGCACATCCGTCGCGGTGTCGGTCCACCCCGACGAGGACGACCACGGCAAGCCGCTAGCCGTCAACCTGGCACCGAGCGTCACAACGACCGTCACCTAGAGGGGATACATGGCGCGTCCGACGAAGCTGACGCCAGAGCTGATGACGGGCATCGTCACGCTCATCCAGCACGCCGTCCATCCGACTGTGGCGGCGGCTTCGTTCGGTGTGGCATCGTCTACCTTCTTCGAATGGATCGCTCGCGGCGAAGGTCGGTCTGAGCGCGGCATGGGTGACCCTCTCTACATGGAGTTTGCGGATGCCGTGCGTGCGGCAGAGGACCAGGCCGAGTCCGCGTTGGTGCAACTCGCCATCACCAAGGCCAAGACGTCGGCCGATGCCATCGCCATCCTCGAGCGACGGTTCAGGGATCGGTGGAAGCGGACCGATGAGGTGAGCGTCAACATCCGCCTCCTGGCAGAGAAGCTGGCGGGCGAAGGACTCGATCCGAAGGAAGTCATCGCCGAGGCAGAGCGCATCTTGAGCGAGGCATGACGAGCCTCTACAAGCTCCCGTATGAGGAGGCGGCTGGCGTCATGGCGCTGGCCGCAGCCTCTATCCGGGCGCGCGAGGGCAAGGCTCCCGAGTGGAAGCCGTATCCGCACCAAGTCCCGCCGGACGGCCTGTGGAATGTTTGGCTCCTCATGGCCGGACGCGGCGCCGGCAAGACGGACGCGGGCGCTCACTATGTCGATGCTCACGCCAACGGTCCAGCCTGTCTACCGGGCAAGACGCCACACCGTATCGCCATCGTCTCCACGACACACGACGACGCAGTCGATACCTGCGTTCGTGGTGAGTCGGGACTACTCAACGTCAACCGTCGCATCCGCTTCCGTCCTGGCGCGCAACTGACCGCAGATCTGACGTGGCCCAACGGCGCTGAGGCGGCACTGTTCGGGACGTTCGCACCCGAGGACGTCGAGCGGTTCCGTGGTCCGCAGCATTGCCTTGTGTGGGGTGATGAGGTCGCCTCGTGGCGCAAGCTCGAAGAGGCGTGGGACATGATCCAGTTCGGGCTGCGGCTCGGCTCGCACCCGCACATCGTTCTGACGACCACGCCCAAGGGCCGGCGCAAGTTCCTCGAGATCATGCGTGAGGCTGGCACCATCACCGTCACGGCGCGGACCGACGACAATCCGGCGCTGCCATTCGAACGACGCGAGGCCCTCTATCGCAAGTACGGCGGGACGACCATCGGGCGTCAGGAGTTGAACGCCGAGATACTGACCGAGGTCGCAGGCGCGCTGTGGAAGCGTGCGATGATCGAGATGACCCGCGCACCGATGCCGGACCTGACGCGCATCGTGGTCGCCATCGACCCATCGGCCACGTCCACCGAGAGCGCGGACGAGTGCGGCATCGTCGTCGCGGGCATCAACATCATGGGCCACGGCTTCGTGCTGGAAGACCTGACGCAGCGCACGGACCCGGCGTCGTGGGCTGCTATCGCCATCGGCGCATATCGACGATGGAAGGCTGATCGCGTCATCGCCGAGACGAACAACGGTGGCGAGATGGTCGGCCTCGTCATCCACTCGCTGGACTCGTCAGTGTCGTACAAGGCAGTCACCGCATCACGCGGCAAGCAGACACGAGCCGAGCCGATCTCCGCGCTGTACGAGCAGGGCAAGGTTCACCACGTCGGCTCGTTCGAGCTACTCGAGGACCAGATGTGCCAGTGGATACCGGGCGAGAAGTCGCCGGACCGCATGGACGCGCTCGTCTGGGCGCTGACCGAGCTGATGATCGATGACGGCTCTGACCCGTGGGCGCAGCTGGCCGGTCAGCGGGTCGGGGCGGTGGCATGAACTCCCCCTACATCGAGCCCGCCTACGCACTCATCGTGGCCGCCGCTGCCTGGGTTTGGCCCCCCTTGGCCCTCGCAGTGGCGGCCCTCTACCTCATCGCCATCATCATCATCAACGACCGACGCGCTGTCCCAGAGGTGCGTGAGTGAGCATCAACGTCCTGCCGCGCACCATCGTCGCCAAGGCGTCCCCGATGGGACCGGCTGCCGGCATCCTCCAGACCGAGTACCCGCTGATGTCCATCCTCGGCAAGCAGACCGAGCAGCAGAAGATGCAGATGGCGTGGAAGCTCGGGATCTCGGTGCCGTGGATACGCGCAGCCGAGCGCGTCATCGGCGGCGAGTTCGCGACCGTGCCGTGGCACCTCGAGGACGACAACGAGGAGACCATCGAGAAGGGCGACGCCTTCGACCTCATCGCCACGCCGCAGATGAACACGACGCTCGGCAAGAAGCTGACGCGCAACGACCTCTGGCGGCTGACGTGCCGGCACATGGGGCTGTGCGGCAACGCCTTCTGGTACCTCGACGGGCTGAACACGTACGGCCAGCCGAACGCCATCCTGTACATCCGCCCGGATCGCATGACGCCCGTCGACGATGAGCAGGGCAACCTCATCGGCTGGCTCATCGACAAGACGCAGAACGACCCCGGCATCGGCGTGCGCCTGGAGCAGATCGTCCAGTTCATGTTCGAGCCACCGGACGTCGGGCATTTCGGCATCGGCCTCGTGGAGTCGGCGCTGATGAAGGCGCAGCTTTCGACGGCGCTCGACCGCCATCTCGGCAACGTCATCGACGCGGGCGGCAGGCTGTCGGGCATCATGGCCCCGAAGGGCGGCGCGCTCGGGCCTGACCAGATGATGTCGCTCGAGCGCGACTGGCGCAGCGTGGTGGAGCAGGACAACGCGGCCAAGCGGCTCCAGCTCGTGGCCGCTCCGGTGGACTTCACCCCGACCACGATGACGCTCAACGAGATCGGCATCCGCGACCTCATCACCGGGGCTCGTGACGACCTGCTCGGATTGTGGGGCGTCCCGATCTCGAAGCTCGGCATCCACGACCGCGGCAAGGGGCTCGGCGCGTCGAACATCATCGAGAACGACGACGCGGTGCTGTGGATCGATGCCGTCAAGCCCCGACTCGGTGGGCATGACGAGGGCGGCTTCGTCGAGGCGGTGCAAGCGCTGCTCGACCGCTTCGCCGTCACCGACGGGACGTGCGAGCTCGTCATCGAGGAGCCGACCTTCGACGACGACGCACCGAAGTACGTCGAGGCACAGCAGGCGCTCAACCTCCCGCTCCGCAACCGCGAGCGCCGGGACATCTTGGGCCTCGAGCCGCTGGGCGACGACGTCATCAACCCCGAGACCGGGCTGCCGCTCGACGACGAGGTGTGGATGCCGATGACGATGGTCCGCGCGTTCATCGCGCCATCCGAGGGCCAGCTGCTGCCGGCACCCGCCGCGGCGACGCCGATGGAGACCGACGCGGCAGGACGGGCAGCGGGTGAGACAGGCACGAGCGGCACGGCGTCCGATACGTCCGTCAACGCGCAGGGCAGCGCGTTCGGCAAGGCCGATACCAGCGGGCTGCACCAGAGCCTCGTCAAGCTCCGCACCGGCATCGACGCCCGCCTGACGCCACGGGTGCGCCGTGCGGTAGCCACGTTCCTCGACGAGCAGCGGCACGACATCGCGGAGCGCATCCGCAAGCACGCCGCGCACCTTGCATCCGATCCGGGCGACACGTCCGTCTGGTTCCCGGCCAACGTCTACGACAAGAAGCTCGCCGCCGCACTCGCACCATCGCTCGAGACGGTCGCTTCCACGGTCTCGACGCACATCGGCACGGCCCTCCCGACGATGAAGGCGCAGCCGGTCGGCGGACCCGTCGACAAGGTGCTCCAGCGCGGCGCGGCACGGGTGACGCGCATCAACCAGACGACACGCGACCGCATCCAGTCCATCCTCGCGTCGGGCGTGGCCGAGGGCTACACCGTGCTCGAGATCGCGGACGCCATCGAAGCCGGCGCGTCGAACCTCGTGGACAGCGTCCTCGGCAGCATCGGCACCGTCTTCGACGAATACCGCTCGGAGATGATCGCGCGCACCGAGCTGATGGACGCCTACAACGCCGCCGCGCTCGGTTCCTACTCCGACGCGGGCATCGAGATGGTCGAGGCCATCGACGGCGACCAGGACCAGGAGTGCATCGACCGCGTGGCGAACAACCCGTACACCATCGGCGAGGCCGACGCGGAAGAGGATCATCCGAACGGCACGCTGGACTGGGTGCCGGTCATGCCGGGGATGGCGTCGCTCGGATGCATCACACCAGAACTGGTGCCCGACGACCAGGTGCCGTTCATCCTGCTCACGACTGGAGGAAGATGATGGCTGAAGGCACACTCGGCGGGACGAAGATCAGCGACCTCCCGCGCTCATCGTTCGCATACTGCGAGCCCAACGGCGGGACCTGCCACTTCCCGATCCGCGACAAGAACGGCAAGGCCGATGCCGCGCATGTCCGCAACGCGCTGGCGCGGCTGTCGTCGTCACCGTTCGAGGCGAAGGCACGCCCGAAGGTCGAAGCGGCTGCGAAGGAACTTGGCATCGGCGAGCCGGCGGGCAAGGCGCTCGGCGAGCTGAAGGCCGAGCCGATGTCCACCAACCAGCTCGACAAGTGGCTGTCCGGTCGCATCCCCCGCCGCGTGCTGGTGCTCCCTTTCGGCGGTCCGATCCCGCGCGCAGGTGCGCCCTACGGCGTGGACATCGACGACGAGTGGTTCGATGAGCGCACGGACACCATCGACGGCCACGCCGCGCTCAAGGCGTCGAACCGCCGGCTGGTGGACTTCCACCACGAGCAGGACCCGACCGGCGTGATGAAGGGTGCCATCCTCGGGCACGTGGACATCGACGACGAGGCCGAGACCGTCAGCATCGACGGCAACGACTACGTCGGGCGCTGGGGCGATTTCTGGGCCAACGCGGGCGAGAAGCGCCGCCAGCTGGTCGCGTACCTCGAGAAGCGCAACGTGCCGCTGTACGGATCGAGCCAGGCGGCGTACAAGAAGGCCACCGGCGGCCACATCGACACGTGGCCGCTCATCCGCCACACCATCACCACCTCACCGCAGAACACCTACGCGGTCGTGCCGTCCCTGAAGGCGATGTTGACCGCTCCGACCCTCGACGAGATACCGGCCGACGCGCTCAAGGCGCTGCTGGTCGGACTCGACACCCAGACGCAGGAACTTCTCCTGAACTCACCAGACGCGGCGGTGCAAGCTTCCGCGCTGGTCGGCGATGGGGCGGCGAAGGCAGGCCGGGTGCTATCCGCTAGGACTATCCAACGGCTGCAGGAGGCGATGGACATCCTCGATGCACTCGTGGCATCGGGAGCCGTCGTGCTCGCACCCGAACAGGAGAACACATGAGTGACTCAGAGGAAGCCCTCGAGAGGGCTGTCGAGGAGTTGACGGCGAAGCTCGGCAAGATCGCCGGGCGCGTCGAGGACTCCAGCGACGGCGGCCGCAAGGCCGCAGGCATCGACGGACTGGCAGCCGTCACCAAGCAGATCACCGATGCCAGCGACGCCATCGAGCGGCGCGACCAGGCAGCGGCGAGCAAGGCCGAGCAGGAGCGCATCGACGACATCGTCGCCGACGCGGTCAAGGCGGCCGTCAAGGGCATCCGTGCACCGAGCGCCGTCGAGACGATCGGGCAGGGCAAGCCGCTGACGACGCAGCAGAGCCGCATGCTCCAGATGTCGGAGATCAGCTCCAGCCCGTATCTCAAGTCCATCTTCCGCGACTACCGCGCCGGGGAACTCATCCTCGGCATCCAGAACCGCCACGGCATCGGCGCGCACGGCTTCGACTCGGAGCTCGTGCAGACCGGCAAGGCGCAGCTGGCCGACCTCGGGCTCATGCACATGGGCGGTGCCGAGAAGGCTTCGACCTACGTCGAGTCGTACGGCGAGGTCGATCCGAACGACACGTCGGGCGGCTTCGGCAAGGCCACGACAGGCGCGTCCGGGTCGACCGGCGGCTACGTCCTGCCGAACAACCTCGTCGATACGCTCGTCAAGCCGGCAACACAGCGAGCGGTGCTTCAGCTGATGGTCACCGTCCGCAACGGCGTCAACGTCCGCGGCGTCGACCAGCCGTATCGCCTCGGCGCTCCGGCCCGGATGACGTTCCAGGACTGGAACTCGTCCAAGGAGAACGTGAATGAGACCTACGGGTCTTACACCGCCAACCTCGGCACGCTCGCGCGTGTCATGGACATCACAAAGCAGTACGCCCGGTTCTCCGCAGGCAGTGCAGAGGCGGACGTCATCGACGAGCTGACCAGGGCAGCAGTCCTCGGCGAGAACTACTACATGATCGGCGGACTCGGCACCGGCTCTGTCGGCACCGGCGATCCGACGACAGGCGTGTACACGGCGCTCAACGCCTCGGGCGTGGCCGCGTACAAGACGGCGTTCTCTCCGGTCGCCACGACCCTCGCGGGTTCGGCGGCATCGGGCTTCGCATCGGCCATCGGGGCTCTCGCCGCGCGTTCGCGCGAGGCGTCGGGCATCGTGGTCGACTCGGTGACGTACTGGACCATCGTGGCGCAAGGAACAGATACAGCAGGATTTTGGACCGAGCCCGAGATCGGCCCGACCGGCTTCACCCGGACCTCGTCCGGTGCCATCTCGTTCTGGGGAGTCCCGATCTACTGGGACGCCAACCTCACGACCGAGTCCACGTCCAAGATCGCGCTCATCGCGCAGTGGGACGTGCTCAAGCTGTACCGAGGCATGGAGTTCCGCATCGACACCAGCGACACTGCTGGAACCCGATTTGATTACAATCTAATCGGTTTCAGGGGCGAGGAAGAGATTGGCTTCGACGCTCGAACGGCACTGGGTGTCGGTGCGTTGCAGCTGGTCACGGGCATCATCGCCTGAACCGATTGATGTACTCGACCGCCGCGAGTAGCAAGGTCGGGTCATCGTAGAAGGAGCCGATACCGGTGTTGCAGGAATGGCAGAGCAGGGCACGAACGGAGCCGGTCACGTGATCGTGGTCGACGGCCAGTCGCACCGTCTCGCCATTCCTGTCCCGGTGGGTTTCGATCTTGCCGCACACAGCGCATACGCCGTTCTGTGCGGCAAGCATTCCCTCATATTCACCGACGGTCAGACCGTACAATCGTCGCAGTCGACCGGCTCGGAGAGAGGCGCTTTTCTTCGCCGGATTGGCTTGCCGCCATCTCTCGGTGGCCTCGTTCATCCGATCCCGGTTCGCGGCGCGATACTCGCGGCCCTTGCTCTCATACCATCGCCTCTGACCAGCCTTGTGCTCTTCGGGATGCGCGATGTTCCAGGCGTTCGCCTGTTCGATCAGATGTTCCCGATGAGCCAGATAGTAGGCTCGGTTGCGTGCCCGCCGAGTCTCGGGGTCCGTGCTTGGCATGGTTTCAGTATACACGGTTTCAGGCGATGACGGTCGGCATCTACTCGACGAACTTCTACGACGGCACCGTCCCGGAGCTGCCGCAGTCTGCGCCGCGTACCCTGCTGACCGACCGCACGCATCGCATCGCGCCCGACGATCCGCGCATCTCCGACGTCTCATGGTGGAAGCCGACCGGACCCGGCGACAACTTCTACGGGCGCGTCCAGTCGGCGTGGTGGGGCTTCCATCCCGAAGCCGCGCTGCCTGGCGTGGACGTGACCGTCGTCATCGGGCAGAACTTCACGACGTACGTGCCCGACCTCGCGGAACGCTGTCTCGAGGAACTCGGCGACGACGACCTGCTGCTCATCCGCCATCCGTGGCGCGACGACATCCTCGAGGAGGCCGAGGCATCGCTGGCAAGCTGGAAGTGGGACGAGCAGCCGGTCGTCGAGCAGGCGCAGTCGTACATCGACGCCGGCCATCCGCGCCATTGGGGCCTCTTCCACGGCGGCATGGTCGTCCAGCGCGACACGCCCGCCATGCGCGCGTTCAACGCGGCGTGGTGGGGCGAATACTGCCGCTGGTCGAGCCAGAACCAGGTCAGCCTGCCGCCCCTGCTCCGCACGAGCGGGATCAAGTGGCACACCTACGACCCGTTCGCGCTCGGCTGGGTCAGCTGGGGACCGCTCGGAGTGGCGGCGTGAGTGCGCTCGATGCGACCGACCTCCAGTCGTGGGCCGATGAGCAGGTGGACATGGCCCCGCACTACCGGACGCTCACCCGGTACGCGCTCGAGTGCATCAGCATCGTGGAGTTCGGCGTCCGTGGCGGCGTCTCGACGTGGGCGCTCCTCGACGGGCTGCCGGCGGATGGACTGCTGTACTCGGTGGACGTCATCGACTGCATCGTGCCGCCCCGTGTCTCGGCCGACCCGCGCTGGTTCTTCTTCGTGGGCGACGACCTCGATCCGGTCATCCAGCGCAAGCTGCCGAAGTTGGCGGACCTCGTCTTCATCGACACCAGCCACACCTACGAGCAGACCGTCGGAGAATTGGCGTATGCGGCGACGATGAGGCCCGCTAGGATAGTCATGCATGACTACGTGATGGAGCCGGTGGCTCAGGCTGCGACGGAGTTCTGCGCGCGGGAGGGATGGGCCGTGGTGGACAACGAACTGCCGTTCGGGCTAGCGACGCTGGTGAAGACGTGAGCAACGGGTCTTCGCATAAGCGATCCTCGACGCGACATACATCCAGTCGTCGCGGCCATCCCCAGACGCCCAGCTACGCTCAGGCACTCGAACTTCGTAATCTCTTGCCGAGCCTAACGGCCAAGGTGACGCATACCAAGCCTTGTAAGCGATGCCAACAGGCGACGTCTAGCGAGATGGAAGACCTGTGCATCAACTGTCTTCGGGGATACAAGACAGTCAGACCATCGTTGCGGGCACCACGACCTGAGCCAGGACCGAGGCTCCTATGAGAGCGGCGCTGCTTCCGACACCGGGCGACCCGTTCATGCTCGCCTACTGGCTCCGCAACTTCGAGACGTGGCACCAGGAGGTCGACGAGCTGATCGTCTACGTCAACGGCCAGCGCGACCCCGAAGCCGTGGCCTACGACCGGCGCATCATCGAGGAGCACGGCGGGCGGATGCTGTACTCACCCGACACCGTGGGCCATGACGGCGCGCTGCTCGGCCTGCTGCTGGAGACGAGCGCCGAGTACGTGGTGCTGTGCGAGGACGACGCCTACGTCCGCAAGCCGATCATGGTCGGCGTGTCGTTCGTCGGCATCGAGGACGGAAAGTACGACATCGTCGGCTCGCCCCGTCACGAGGACTACGCGGGCCAGACGATGGAGTGGGGGCCGTACACGCCCGGTGCCCTCGACGAACTGCGCCATGGGCTGTGGCCGGCGTTCCTCTTCGCGCGGCGGAACGACCTGCTGGCGACCGACCGCATCTTCGGGGATCGTGCCTGGCCGCGTGGCGGCAACATCCCCGGCTGGGGCTACGTCGGACCGGCGGCATGCGACTACATCGGCATCGCGGCCGAGTTCGTCCACCTCGACACCTTCTTCGGGACGACCTTCCAGCTCCGCGCGGCGGGGCTGCGGACGCATCTCGTCCACCACGTCCGGCTGTACGACCCCAAGGCGACCGAGGACTGGCTGGCCGAGGACCCGCCGTGGTTCCACGTCACCGGTCTCTCGACGCTGCCGCCCGTCCTCGACGGCACCGATCCTGCGACATTGCCCGACATGGACGCCCACGGTGGGTTGTGGACGCGCCGGATGGCGTGGTGGGAGCTGGTGACGCAACGCGGGGCCGACGTTCCTGGCATGGCCGAACGATGGCGGATACTGGCTGACTTCCGACGGCGCTCCGGTATGCGGGCCGAGGACGATGAGGCATGGCTCCTCCGGTTCCTCAAGTGGGAACCACGTGCGATGGTGCCCGCATGAACGTCGTGCAGTGCCTCAGCCACTCCATCGAAGAGCGCGACATGCTCGACCTCTACACGCGCATCGGCGTGGACGCCTTCTCGGTCGGCGGCTACATCGACCCGCGCTCGCCGCACGATCCGAAGCGGCCGGCCGTCGGTAGCCCGTTCCATCCCGACCTCAAGGCGGCCGTGGACTCGCTCGGCCAGTACGACAACCTCGCCGCGGCCCAGGTACACCTGCCAGAGGCGCTGCTCGACTGGGCGGATGTCATCGTGTACCACCACCATCTCGACCGGCTGTTCGGGCAGTGGCCGCGCATCCGCCGCTGGCTCGACGAGGACTCGGGGCACCGGGTCATCTGGCGCAGCATCGGCCAGTCCGTGACGGGCAACGAGCAGGACGCCGCGCCGTTCATGGCGCAGGGCTTGGAGCGCGTGCTTTACTCGCCGAAGGAGCGCCACATCCCCGGCTTCTCGGGCGGTGACTCACCCGTCATCCGCTTCGGCAAGGACCCGGCCGAGTGGCATGGCTGGACGGGCGAGGATGCGCGGGTGCTCAACATCAGCCAGCACGACGCGACGCCGCATGCGCGCGACGTCTGGCTCAACTGGGGCTTCTGGGAAGAGGCGACGGCTGGGCTGCCGCGCGTGTTCGCGGGTCCGAACTCCGAGAAGGTCGGCGGCCTCGGCACGCTCGAGCTCGACGACATGAAGGCGCTTCTGCGATCCTGCCGCGTCTACCTCTACACCGGCACGCAGCCCGCGTCGTACACGCTCGGGCTCGTCGAGGCGATGATGACCGGCATCCCCGTCGTGAGCATCGGGCCTGAGTGGATGCGGATATTCCCGTTCGGATCGCAGATGTTCGAGGGACATGAGCTGGCACTCGACTACGAGAACAGTCCTGCTGCGGCTCGGTCGCTTCTCGATGACCACCTGTCGAACAGCCCGAACGTCTCCTACTCGGAGTTGCAGCGCGAGGGTGCCATCGAACTCTTCGGCATCGACACCATCGCGGACCAGTGGGCGGCGCTCCTCGGCGTCAAGGTGCCGGCATGATCGACGCGACGTACGGCCTCACCAAGCGCGAGTGGGATGCACTGAGCTTCGCCGCCGAGGGCATGAACTGTCGCGAGGTCGCGGCCGAGATGGGTATCGCGCTCCAGACGGCCAAGAACCACCTGCACGCGGCCTACGACAAACTCGGCGCGCGCAATCTCATCGAAGCCCTCAACATCGTCGGCTGGGTGCAGGTGCCGACGGCCCGCATCTCCCAGAAGACGTGGTCGGCAGCATGAACGTCCTCGCCGACCGCCACCACGCGGGACTGTTCCACTCGCTCCAGCTCCTCGGCAAGCGGATGGGCTGGACTGTCTACGCCCCCGCGGGCATGGGCTGGTGGGACGAGTGGTACTGGTCGTTCGGGCGCTCGACCTACAACGACGACCGCCTCGCCGCGCAGTTCCTCCGACAGGAGCCCGGTGTGGATGGGCTGGGCCCGCTGCCCGATGGCGAGTTCCCCGACTGGCCGATCCCGACCGTGACGCTCGAGCAGGCGCGGCAGATGGACTGGGACTTCGTCATCGCCACGGTCCCCGACAACGAGCGCGGCTTCGCCCGGTTCGCGCAGGAGATGGGCGCGCAGTACGTCGTCCAGGTCGGCAATACCGGCCAGTACGTGGACTGGTCGCTCGCCCCGCTGGTGTTGTCGTCCTCGGAGTTCGATCCGGGGCACAACGGCATCATCTACCACCAGGAGATGGACCCGGTCGCCTTCGTTCCCCCCCGCGAGGTCACGGCCGGGTCCTATCTCCGCTTCGCCGCGTCATTCGTGAACTGCATGCCCTCGATGGGCGCGTGCTACGACCTCCTCGCTCAGGTGCCGTTCCCGGTGGACGTGTACGGCATCGACGGCCCGCAGGGCATCGTCAAGCCGTACCGCGAACTGGTGCGGCTGATGGCGCTGTACGGCTGGGGCTGGCACGACAAGGCGCAGGGCGACGGCTTCGGGCACGTCATCCACTCATGGGCGGCGGTCGGCCGACCGCTCGTGGGCCATGCGGCGCACTATGCGGGCAAGATGGGCTCCGTCTTCTGGACGCCCGCCACGAGCATCGACCTGGCGCTCGGCGTCGAGGCTGCGGTGGAGACGATCCGCTCCATCTCACCATCCGCGCACTCGGCGATGTGCTACGCCATCCGCGAGGAGTTCGACCGCATCGACTACGACGGCGAGGCCGAGATGATCGCGGACTTCCTCGGCGTGCGGGTGGCGGCATGAAACTCCTGCTGTGGGGCGCGCTCGATGCCGGCACCGGCTTCGGCTCCGTGACGCTGGGACTCGGCAAGGCGTTCATGGACGCGGGCGTGGACGTGCGCTGCGTCGCCATCAACGACGAGCAGGCCGCTCCCGAGGGCTACACGGTCATCGACCTTGGCGATCCGCGCTCGTGGATGCAGGCCGACCCCGCTGGCGGCGCGCTGGCGTGGCTGGCGCACGTCAAGCGCATCCTGGCGGGCGATGACGACTGGCGGGCGGACGCCATCCTCGTGACCGGCGACCCGGCGAGCATCATCCGCTCCGACATCCCGTCGCTCATCCCCGACGGCATGGCCGCCTATCACTACTGTCCGATCGAGGGAACGGGCATCCCGCCGCGCTGGGTCGAGATGTGGCGGAACATGACGCCTATCGCGATGTGCGAGTTCGGGGCGCAGGAGATATCGACCATCACGGGCACCGTGCCGCCGTTCGTGTACCACGGCGTCTCCGAGGCGTTCTACCCCGTCTCGTCCGAGCGGCCCATCGTGCTGCGGACGAACGACGCCGGCGGCCTCAAGGTGCTGCGCTCCAAGGACGACTGCAAGCGGCTCTTCGGGGCGAGTCCCGAGACGACGGTGCTGCTGCGGACCGACCGGCTGATGGACCGCAAGCGGTACGGCTCGATGCTGCGCGCGGTCGCGCCGGTCCTCGAGCGCCATCCCGACGTGCAGGTGTGGATGCACTGCCGGACGGTGGACGAGGGCGGCAACCTCGACGACATCCGCTCGCACTTCCCGCCCGACCTGGCACAGCGGATGCTGACGACCGGCTACCGGGATCGCGGGATGGCCGTTCCGCTCGACATGCTGAACGCGCTCTACAACGCCGCCGACGTCTACCTCTCGACGAGCGCCGAGGGCTTCGGGCTCACCATCGCCGAGGCGGTGGCGTGCGGCGTGCCGGTGGTGGCGATGGACTACACGAGCGTGCCCGAAGTCGTCGGGCCCGCCGGGACGCTCATCCCTCCGGGCTTCCTCGTGGAGAACATCTACTCGTATGCGTGGGCCAACATCGACGAGGCGAAGTACACCGATGCGGTCGAGTTCCTGGTGACCCACAAGATGCGCCGCCGTGAGATCGGCAGGCTGGGCCCGAAGCACGCCGCGCGGTTCACGTGGACGGCGGCGGCCGAGAAGTTCCTCAGCATCATCGACGTCAAAGAGGCGGTGGCAGCATGACCGTGGCAGCCTGGCAGACCGGCCATGCTTACGTGGCGGGCGACATCGTGAACCCAACCGTCGCCAACGGCCACTCGTATCGCTGCACCGTCGGCGGCACCTCGGGCGGGACGGAGCCGACGTGGGTCGGTCGCTACCAGACGATCACGGACGGCGCGACCGTGACGTGGGTCGTCTACACCGTCATCACCCCGGCGCAGGTGCGCTCGCAGCTCGCGTTGACCGGCACGACGGGCCAGTACGACGACACCGTCATCGGCGGCTACATCCTCGATGCTATCGGATCGCTCGAGCAGTCGACGTGGCGCTTCCTCGTCAACCGTCCGGGTGCCACGTACCAGACGACCTCGTACGGGCGCCCGATCCTGAACATCCCCGGCGTCCGCTCCGCGACGAACGTCATCTGGCTCTCCACGACGCAGACGGCATCGGGCGCGAACCTCGGCAACGGCTACACCCTGCTCCCGGACGCCATGAACACGGGCGTCTACACCGGCATCCAGTTCCGGCCGCTGCACACCGAGGGCAACTATCCGTGGTGGCTCTCGCTCGGCGATGGGCGAAATTCCTGGTTTGATACGGCTGCGGATAATCCCTTCGACCCACGCAACTATGCGGCGGGGTACATCTTCACCAGCGTCTCGCTCGACACCGCCATCACCGGCGACTGGGGCTACGAGCCGCTGTTCGAGCCTGGCAACTTCGTCCACGCGCTCGAGATACTGTCGGAGTGGTACGTGCTGCGGCCACCCGCCATCCTCGCGGACTCGGCCATCACCCCGGCCGGCGGGATCGTGTCGTATTCGCAGATGCCGCCAGAGGTGCAGCAGTTCGTCAAGGGCTTCTCGGCAGGGACGGGAGTGGTGAGCATTGGGTAGGCTGCCGCGCTGCCGCTATCCCGCCTGCAAGGCCGTCGGCAAGCCCGTCCGCCTGCCGTTCAGCGATGGCTGGACGTGCGTCTGTGATCTCCATCGTGGCCCTGCATTTCTGGTCGTGATGGCCGGATTGGTGGCGCACTGATGGCTGAGGTCGTGGGGCTGTCGGCGCTGCACGCCCGGTTCCACGCCCTCGAGAACGCCAACATGACGAAGGGCATGATGCTGAAGGCCGCCTCGTACACGCGCGGGCAGATGGTCAAGAACATGATCGCAGTCGGAGCGCGCAAGACCGGCACGACCGCGGGCAGCATCCAGCCGCGTAACGTCACCGAGACGAGCGCCGAGATATGGGGCTCGAAGGTGCTCGTCTACATCGACGAAGGCACGGGCGTCGAGGGGCCGTTGCATCATCGCATCACCCCGAAGGCGGCGCGCGTGCTGGCATGGCAGGGCGGCGGCTCACGGCTCACCGGGCGTGGCAAGGGCGCGACGTGGCACTTCGCCAAGTCCACGAAGGGCATGGCACCCCGGCCGTACATCAAGCGATCCGTGCAGGAAGCCGGTCAGGCCATCGACACCGAGTTGTCGTCGGTCGTCATCGACACCTGGAACGCCGGAGCCTAGACGACGTGACGCTATGACTGCACCCGCGTGGCAGGCCAACACCACGTACCTCGTCACCGCACGCGTCACGAAGGTCACGCCCGACGGGACGGCATGGTGGGCGACATCCGCGACGGGCGTCAGTGGCAATGTCGAGCCGACATGGCCGACCGTCGAGCCGTGGACCGTCGTCGACAACACCGTGACATGGGCGCTGGCATCATCCGAGCGGCAGCAGCAGGTGGCGGGGCTGCTCACCGTCCTCCAGACGTTCCAGGCGGCGAACCCGACGCTGCTGGTGCAGGTCTCCGCGTCCCGGCCGCGGTCGCTCACCAACGCCTCGATGCCGTTCGCGTACGTCGGGGATCGTGACGAACAGATGGACGTCGGGTCGCACATCCGCACCCGCACCTTCACGGGCCTTCAGGTCATCGTGTGTGACGTGACTCCATCCAACATCGAGTCCGAGGCGCGCATGGACTTCCTCGTAGATGGCCTCGTCGACTGCTTCACCAAGTACTACCACGCGGCGTCGTCGCGCGCCCTCACCAACCCGTCAGGAGTCAATGGCTTCCAGCCCCCGGAGGAAGGCTTGTACTGCCAGCTCATCAGCATCGGAGATACCCAGTCGACGATGGGTACCGACGCCTAGACTACGTAGCGGCCCTGCTCGAGTGCGAGTGAAAGCAGGCTCCGGACCCTCTACTCGCGAGGAGTAACAATGACGACTCTGACCCCGATCGCGGGCGTCACCCGGCTCCGGGCGTTCCAACTGGGGCTAGAGACGACGCCGCTCACCTCCCACGCTGCCACGCGCCGGATGCCGTGGGCGTTCCAGCCCACCGTCAACCCCAACTGGACATTCGTCACCGCCGACACCGGCACGCTCGACGAGGCCATCGCGCCGTATCGCCTGGCCCTCGATGTCACCGGCACGACGACGGGCGAGCTCTACGCCAACGACGTCCCGACGCTCGGCTCGGCGGGCATCATGGGCGGCATCTCGGCCGTCGGCGCGGTCGCCAAGTCGTGGACGTACGCACCCGCCTCGACGTCGCAGGATGTCCTCGACACGTGGACGGGCGAGTGGTTCGACGATGCCACGGCCGACGCCTTCTCGGGTGCCGGCGGCGTCATCAACGACTTCACGCTGACCTACCCGAACACGGGCGGGATCATCACCCACACCGCCAACTGGCGGTTCGCCTCGGTCACATACCCCGCGACCCCGACCGGCGCATTGTCGGTCGATGCCGCACCGACGCCGCTGTACGCCACGGACACCACGCTGTCGGTCAACGACACGGCGGGCGCAATCGGCACGACCGTCTTCACCAACCAGGTCTACGACATCGCGCTCACGCTGAACAACAACCTCGACATCAAGCGGTTCGCCAACGGCTACTCGACGCGCTTCCAGCTCAACGGCTACTCGCGCGGACCGCGCACGTTCGACCTGACCATCACCTTCGCGCAGGCCACCGCGGCCATCGCCGAGACGGTCAAGTGGCTGGCGGTCGCACCGTCCGAGCGGTTCTTCCAGATCGACACCGTCTCGACGGCTCTGGTCACGGGTGCCACGCCCTACGAGATGCGCTGGCGCATCCCTGGCTACTGGTTCACCCGGACCGACACGACCATCAACACCAACGTCGGCTTCCAGCTGATGGCCCACGGCATCTACGACACCACGCTGACGTACCCGTTCCAGCTCTACACCGTCGGCTCCCGGTCGACACTGTGAGCACGCTTGAGCCCTTCCGATACCCGAAGCTCCGCATCGAGGTGCCAGGAGGTCGGACGGTCCTCACCAAGGTCACGCTCGACGGCAGGATGTTGCCGGCGACCCGCGTCTCGTTCGACAGCGGAGACGTATCGAAGCATGACGGCGGCGTGGTCAAGGTCCGGCTGGAGTTCTACGCGGACATCGAACTAGATGCCGACCTCCCGCTCGCTGTCACCGGGATCGAGGCGCTAGCGTGACCGCGAATGTCGAGGTGGCGGTCCCGCGCGGGACCGTCTACCTCATCCCGGTCCTGTCCAACCCGATGGCGATGGGCATGCTGGCCGCGATGGAGGGCACGCCGGCAGACGTGCCGTCCATGACGGCCACGTTCGTCGCCGTCGCGTTCCAGCCGGTCCCCCGCGGTGCCATCGCGGGCTGGTCGTTCATGGAGGGCGAGCCGCTGCCCGAACCTGTCCCGGTCACCGACGAGAACATCGCACGCCTCCTGGGATGGACGCAGGGTGGCAAGGAGGTCGCTGAGAAGTGCAGCGAGCTGTACACAGCTGACCTCTTCGCCCCTTTCACGGTCGGACCCAAGAGGTCATCGCGGCGTACGCCGACGGATCACTTGACATCTCAGACCCGCAAGTCTGGCTCGCCTCGCCCGAGGCAGTCCAAGCCATCCTCGCCCAACGGTTCGGCTGGGATGTCGTCCGTGGCCCCGGCCCGCTGACGTGGGCTGAGGCCAAGTTGTCCCTCCAGGTGATGGCCGAGGAGCGCGTCGGCTGGCTGAAGCGTGAGCGCGCCTACCAGGCGAAGGCGCAGGAAGACGCCGCGTGGGCGGCGGCGGTAGGGGCAGCCAATGGCACTGGCTGAGACCTCCCAACTCCTCGTCGAACTCAAGATCGGCGGCGTCACCCAGTTCAAGGCGGGCATCTCCGAGGCTGATGCCGCTGCGGCTGGGCTGGGCAAGTCGGTCACGACCGCAGGAACGGCAGTCACCTCGACGGGCTCGGTCTTCAGCCAGTTCGGCGGCAAGATGGGCTTCGTCAAGCAGGCCGTCGTCTCGACCGGGCAGGCCATCTCGGGGATGGCGTCGCACTTCAAGAACGTCATCACCGGGCCACTGGGGCTCATCGGGCTCGGCGCTGGTCTGTTCACCGTGGCCGGTGCCATCAAGTCCGGCATCGACGAGGCGCAGTCATTCGGGCTCGAGGTCGCCAAACTCGCCGCGCTGACTGGGCAGTCGGTCGAGGCCACGTCCGCGATGGCATCGGCTCTCGACCACTTCGGGATCAGCGGCGACGCAGCCGTCCGCACGGTCGGGATGCTCACCAAGAACATCGGCAACATCGTCAACGCCAAGGGCGGCACAGCCAAGTTCTTCACGGACTTCGGGCTTCAGCTCCGTGACTCGCACGGCAACCTCGTCAGCGTCAACGAGGAGATCCTGCGGACCGCCGACTACTTCAACAACAAGAACATCCCGGCGACCGAGAAGGCAGCGGCGCTCGCCAAACTCTACGGCCGATCCTGGCAGACGCTCATCCCGTTCCTGACGGCGGGACGGAAGGGCATCACCGAAGCAGAGCAGGCTGCCAAGGACCTCGGGCTGACGCTGACCGCACAGAACCTCGGCGACCTGAAGACATACCGTGAGAACTTCCTGACCCTCGGCGATGCCGTCAAGGGGCTAGAGCTTCAGGTCGGGCTCGTCCTGATGCCGACTCTGTCCGATCTCGCCAAGCAGGTGACGGGCTTCCTCTCCCATGGCGGCCGCCAGACCATCACGGACTTCTTCAAGCAGGCGCTCCAGGCGGCAAAGGACCTCGGAGGGGTCATCACTGGCACGGTCATCCCCACGATCAAAGGACTGGCTGATGCGGCACTCGGTCTGTGGAACTCCATCCCGGCTCCGCTCCGCGACATCCTCGCCAAGGGCTTCATCGCCGACCGGACCATCCACTTCCTCTTCGGCGTGTCTCCGCTGAACCTCGCCAAGAACCTGCTTGGCGACATCATCGGGCCAGTGCTCGGCAGGCTCGGTGGCGGGTTCCTCCAGCGGGGCGGGTCACCAGCTAATCCACTGTGGGTCCAGACGGTCGGCGGCGGACCGGGTGGCGGACCGGGTGGCGGACCGGGCGGCATCGCCGGTGCACTCGGCGGTCTCGGCCTCTTTGGTGCGCTCGGCCTCGGTGCTGTCGGAGCGGGCATCTCGAAGGCCGTCTCGGACTTCACGAACCAGCAGTTCGGTGACGCGGGCGTCAAGACGAACTTCGTCGGCCCAGGCTCGGCTGGTGACAATCCGCTGCTGGCTGCGCTGCCGTTCGGTATCGGCGGCGCGATACAGGACATCTCGGAGTTCCTCCGCATCTCTACGGCCAAGTTGTCTACTCCGCAGCCGGTCACGATCATCGGCCCGGACATCGAGAAGCTGCGCGGTGGGATCGGTGATGCGCTCGCCAAGTCCGAGGCGGCAGCGAAGGAACTCCACGACGCCATCCTCGCCGACCGGAAGGCGCGCAACGTCACGAACGCGCACCCGAACGCAAACCCGGCCGTGCGGGCGCTGCTCACGATGGAGCATCAGCTGGCATTCCTGAGCGGGCACCATACGGGCGCGCAGGACGTCGCTGTCGCGCACGACCTGACGCTCGGCTTCGAGCACGGCATCGGCTCACCGAGGGACATCGCGAAGGCCATCAAGGAACTCCAGGCCGACCAGAAGACCGTCGGCGCGAAGGACGCCGCCATCATCGGCGGCTATATCGACCGGCTGAAGGCGGCTCTCAGTGTCTCGCAGGCGAAACAGAAGACGGCGACCGACCAACTCGCCACGGCGGCCCGCCATGACGCGGAGACGAGCGGAAGCATCAAGACCGCCATCGCCAACATGAAGCCGCCGTCGGTCTCGGTCGCCATCTCCATCGGCGGCGCGGCGCTTGCCCAGTCGGTCATCCACCGGACCACGACCGTCCACCGCTACGGGCCTACGGGCGGCACGCGACAGACCAGTGCGCGGCAGAACGAGGCGTTCTTCCCGTGATCCGCATCTACGCCGCCAACGACTCGAACGTCCTGACGGACATCTCGCAGTACGTCAACCTCCAGACACCGGGTGTCATCAGCGTCACCGAGAATGCCGAGGAGCAGAGTGTCGCGACGGCGAGCGTCGAGTTCGAGGACCCGACCGGCGCGCTCGACCTTGTCGGACTGCGAGACATCGTCATCGACGACGACCTGGCATCGTTCGCGCGCCTCTTCCGGGGACAACTCGCGGAGCGCCACATCAGGCGCGGCAACTTCCGGGCCGGGGCGCTGGCGCGGACGTGGACGGCTGGTCTCAACGATCTGAACACGCGCCTCGCATGGCCCAACCTCGAGAGCTCCGCCGCCAACCGGCCGGCCGAGACGGATGTGGCGCGGATGTCGTGGCTCATCACGACCGTCGCCATCACCGACATCTGTCAGGACACCAGCACGTACTTCGACACGACGAACCCGGTGGCGATGGACGCCGTCGACTATCGCGGCCAGCCGATGGCCAGCCTCATCAGCGATTGCCTGCTGGCGGCGGTGAACTTCCACAAGAACTGCTACCTGCTAAATGTGGCTGGTGGGTCGAGCGGCTACCAGGTCGCACTCTGGTACGGAAGCGCGGACCTGACGACCTTCTCATCATCCATCCAGATCAGCAACGTCCTCGCCGACGTGGACGGCACGACGACCTTCGCGCCTTACGTCGACGCGGAGCTCGTGCGCTCACCGGAACGTGTGTTCTCCGAGTTGCACACCAACTACGACGGCGGATCGATCGCACAGACGCGGAGTGCGACGTACGCGCAGTTCTTCGCCACCCGAGGGACGATCTACGACGCGGTCAACGTCAAGAGCTCGACCACGGCTGCCAGCCGTGGCCTCGCGCAGCTTGAGGTGATGGCGACCGAGGACGACGTGGTGACGTGCACCATCCTTGTGCCGTCGTCGAAGGTGAACAGCGTCCGGGTGGGGATGCGGATACAGGCCAAGTTCAGCCACCTCGTCTTCAGCTCGAGCGGCACGTCCTACAACGCATATACGTGGTTCCGGGTGCTCAACCGGACCGTGACGTTGGTGTCGCCGCCCGACGCCACGGGCTCGTCGCTGTACAGCGTGTTCCTGACGCTATCACCGCCGACACCCACGCCACCAGCTCCGAGTTGCACGACAGAGCTCGCTGGTCTGGTCGTTACTGAGAATGGCCCGCACTTCCATACCACCGTGATCGACACACCGCCAGCCCCGATCGCCCTCCCGTCGATAATCATCGGCGGCTTCGGCGGCGGGTCGGATACGGGCGGTCAGGTCTACGGCCTGTCGAACACGGACTACACGCAACTGGATGATCTTGGTGGGGCAAACCTCTTCGTCTTGACGTGCTACCGAGCACAATCCGCAGCTGGGACGCCTCCGCCGTTCCTGTTCGGCGAGACGTTGCCTGACCCGCCGTACGGCGGGGCACAGGGCTACACCTACCTATTCACCTCGTTCGCAACCAGCGCGACGAGTCCCGTGCAGCAGGCGGCACAGCTTGGCGGCGGCGCGACCCTGACGTTCCCCGGTTCAGTCACCGCAGGCAACATCATCATCGCGTTCTCGCTCGACTCGCTCAACAAGAGTTCCAGCCCGCGTGACCTCAGCATCCACGGCTGGACGCTCCTCTACATGTCGGACGGGGCTGGCTCCGGCTTCGACACGGGCGGGGTCACGTCGGTGGGCTTCGGGATGTGGGCGCGCTGCGCGCTTGGTGGCGACGGTGCGACGTATGCCGTGGGCGATGCCTCGTTCCCCCACTACACATGGGCGAGCGAGTGGGCGATCACCTGAGATGAAGATCGCCAGAGTCAACGACCGCCCGTACACCGTCATGTCGAGCCCCTACGGCATGGGCGGCACGACTGCCCAGCCGTCGATGGAGCAGTTGGCCGACGTCAATGCTGCCGGCATCAGCAGCGGCAACGTGCTCGTCTGGAATGGCTCTCAATGGGTGCCGGGGGCCGGGTCCAGCGGAGGCGCGGGGGTTCCCGGTCGTGATGGTGACGATGGCAGCGATGGATCGCCTGGCACGCCTGGCACGCCAGGGGCCACAGGGGCCACAGGAGCCACAGGAGCTACAGGAGCTACGGGCGGTGCCGCGCAACTTGCCAGCATCACCTCGGCCTCGAGCGCGATCGCGAATACCGAGACGGTCGTGGTATCGGCATCGCTTGGGGCGAACTACCTCCTGGCCGGGATGTCCTTCCGCATCCGGGCGGCCGGTGTCGGGACGACGGGCCTGACACCGGGCGCAGACACCTTCCGCATCCGCATCGGCACGACCACACTGACCGGCAACATCGCAACATCAGTGGCACCGACCGCGACGGCCTCGGTGACGGCGCAGCCGTTCAGCTTCGAGGCCATCGTGACGGTGCGGACCATCACCGCGTCGGGCACGATCATCGGCGAGTGCATTGCTCACGACGACAGCGTGACGACCGGTCTGTTCACGCAGCTCAACGCGCTCTCAACGACGACGGCGACGGTGGCCGTGGACTCGACGGTCACCAATCTCCTGCAACTGACATTCCAGAGCGGGACGGCCGGCTCATCCTGTACCTTCCACGTCGCCGAGATCGAGGTCTTGTCAAGCGGTGCGGCTGGCGGTTCCAGCGGCGCGCTCGTGCTGCTCGAGCAGCACACCGCATCATCCTCGGCCACACTCGACTTCACGGCGTTCATCTCGGCCACGTACGACGAGTACATGATCGACATCATCGACCTGGCCCCGGCGAACAACGCCGTCAATCTCGAGGTCGAGATGGGCACGGGCGGCGGGCCGACGTGGGATACGGGCAACAACTACGAATGGGCGTTCGCAGGTCATGCGACAGGCGGGGGCGCGCCGACCTTCGCGGGCTCGACCGGCATCGCCGTTCTTGCCAATAGCATCAGCAACAACGCGGGCTACGGCTTCGTCCACGGGACATGGCGTGCCACGAACCTCCAGAGCACGGCCCACCGCAAGACGCTTCAGGGCACCCTGCAATACGTGGACAGCAACCCGCAGAGCAACTTTGGGATGGGTGGCATGCAGTGGACGACGCTGGCGACCGCCGTCACCGGACTCCGTTTCCTGATGTCAGCTGGCAACATCGCCAGCGGCACGATCCGCATCTACGGCATCGCCAAGACGTGAGGTCTCTGAATGGCAGTCAGTGATGTCGTCCTGTCGGGCCTCTGCTCGCTCTATCTTCGAACGCCCGTCGCATCACCCGTGGACACGGCATGGACGTTCAACCCGCCCCTGACGACCGCCGAGCAGGCGACCTTCGCGGACCTTCAGTCCATGGCGAACTTCAGCGTGGATATGACCCTTGCCGAGTGGCAGTCGATCAAGGCTGATGCTGCCAACCTGAAGGCCTACGTTGGCATCGCCTCACCGACCCTCGCCCAGACGGCGGCGGCGACCAAGAGCATCATCCGCGTCCTGGCGGTCATCGTCCGAGCATAGGAGAGACACATGGCTGGCACCATCAAGCGCACGTTCGGACCGGTGGCGTTGAGCGCGACCCTGACGACGAACGTCTACAACAACACCTCGGCGCTTATCTACGACGTCATCCGCCACATCCACGTCGCCAACAAGACAGCCGGTGCAGTGACCTTCTCGCTGTGGCTCGGCGCGACCGGAGCCAACGCGGCCGGGACGGAGATATTCAACGGCTACAGCGTGGCAGCGAACTCGACGTTCGACTACTACTGCAACCTCAAGATGGTGTCGACGGACTTCCTGGTCGGCGGGGCATCTGCGGGCACGTCGCTGACGATCTACGGTGAGGGGGAGCAATACGTGGTCTAGGGCTTGACATTCGCCCTAGCACCGCTAGGATGTACGGTATGACACAGACGACGACCCCACCGTACAAGGCGCTACGTGATGTCACCGAGCTGTCACAGCGCGAAGTCGAGCGGCGGCTCGGCTGGGAGAAGCGCGGCCATCTCTCGCTGATCGAGCGCGGCGTGCCGCCGACACCGGAGCAGCGACGCGACCTCATCCGCTTCTACACCGGATGGCTCGCCGAGCAGCTGCGTGAGGAGGAACCAGCGTGAACCGCACCCTCGACCATCTGCGCCATGCGACGCGCATCGTCATGGCCCGTCACCGCGTCATCCGCTGGCAGCCGATGGCCGAAGCGAAGCCCGCGTTCGTCCCCGAGTGGCTGCGGCGCGGCATGGTCGTCAAGGACTTCACCGGGACGACGGCGCTGTGAAGCCTCAGCCCAAGGTGCAGCGCCGCTCGATGGCGCACCGATTGACCCACGAGCCGCCGGACAACCCCTGGCACGACGTGACCGCCGTCATCGTGGCGATGATCGCGCTCGGCATCGTCGCCATCGCCGCCAGCATCGTCCCGCTTCGGCCATGAGTCCGCTTCCTCGGCGAGAGCAGCACCCGGACGGAACGGACCCCAAGGTGACGGGGGGATCGAACCGTGGCGCGGAGGCGTCTGCTGCTCTCGCCGAGGCGTCGGACCCGGCTGGTTCCCTCCCGGTGCCGCTCCGGGACTGACGCTCTCAGCCCGCCGCCGTTCCCTTGGCGGCGGCGGGCTATCTCACTACCAAGGGAGCAAGGGGACAAGGGAATGAACAAGCGTTACGCGACCATCTCGGGGACATGTGAGGCGTGGGTTCGCAAAGAGCAAGGGGAATACGGCTTCACCAACTTCATCCGATGCACGCAATCGGTGGGGCTCACGTCGCTCCTCGATGCAGCGGGCATCACGCACCACGCGTGCGCCCGGTTCGGACATCGCGACCAGCTCGTGCGCCGCTTCGGTGAGACGATCCTGCCGGAAGAGCCGGATGCCATCGATGAGGCCAAGTGGTACGCCGAGGTGACGGCATGAGCTACACCATCGATGACTCGCTCGCTCGCGAGAACGCCTACTTCATGGCTCACATGAACGAGCCGAACGACCTGGGTCCTTGCGGCAAGGAAGGCCACGTCCCCGGTTGTCCCGGCAAGGCTGGTGGCGACCATGAGTGGCTGCCTGACTGGATCGACTGCGCCTACTGCAACGACGGTCTCGACCTCGCGGGCGATGATGTCGTCCACTCGTGGGCGCTCGACGTGGATGTCCACCGCGACTGCCTCATCGACTCGGGAGAGGTCGCATGACCACGCAACGCGCACCCAAGACGGCATGGTGCTGGTGGTGCCGACGAGCCGTCCGCCAGGACGACGATGAGGCCCGCCGCGTCATCGTCGGCTTCGATACCGAGTGGATGTGCGGCCGGTGCTGGGAGAAGGCCGATCCGCAAGTCCCGCTCGACTACACCGAGACGCGGGATGACCACGAAGGCGACCCCGCCTGGAACGGAGCGTTCGACCGATGGTAGACGACATGGACCCACGAGCGGTTGCCAATCTGGCCCTCGCGTTGAGCAAGGCGCAGGCAGCCTTCCCGGCTATCCCGCGCGACAAGACCGTCACCGTGAAGACGCGGACGGGTGGCGAGTACACCTTCAAGTACGCGCCGCTCGATACGGTCCTCGCCAAGGTCCGCGAACCTCTGGCCGCGAACGGACTGGCGATCTCGCAGCTCCTCGACGGCGGCTATCTCGTCACGCTCCTCATCCACGAGAGCGGCCAGTACCTCGAGGGTCGGACGCCACTACCGCGCGACCCCGACGACACGGTGCAGGCGTTCGGGTCAGCCATCACCTACCTCCGCCGCTATGCCATCCAAGCCCTGCTCGGTATCGCTACCGAGGAGGATGACGACGGCAACCGAGCGAGCGGCAACAAGGCACGCACGCAGCCTGACCGTGCCAAGGCGAGAGAGGAGTGGGACGCGGCGCACGATGAGCAGCCCGACCTCGGCCGTCCCGAGCTGGAGCGCCGCGCCGACGGGCTCATCGGCACCGTCGTCAAGGGAGCGACGCCGGCCGACCTCGAGCTTCGGTACGATCCCGACGGCATCGCCTTCTGGGGGTTCAAGCTGAAGGCGGGCAAGACGGCATACCAGGCGTTCGCCACCGGCCCGCTCGCCGAGCAGCTGCGCGACGCCGCCATCCTCACTTCCGAGGCGTTCGAGGGCCAGAGGGTCGCGGTCTGGGGCAAGGTGGAGATGGTGCCGTGGTTCAAGGGCGACAAGGCGATGCCGCCGTATGCGCGGATCGTGGTCGAGCGGCTGGCGACCTCCGAGTGGGCGATGCCACCTCTCCCGGACACGCTCACCGTGCCGATGTTCGATGAGGCAGGGTCGTGAGCGGGGCGATATGTGGCGTTCCGCGCGACAAGGTCTACAAGACTGAGCGGGACGAGCGGTGGTGCTTTGCCGAACGCAAGCGACTGCCGGGAACATGGACATTGGCAGGTCCGTCGTTCGAGACGTTGATGGCGACTGAGGCGTGGGGATGGGGTGAGCCAGTCTGGAAATACAAGTGTGACGGCTGTGGGCGAGATGCTCACGAGTTCGGGAGCGGTTGGTGATGCGTGACAAGGTGACACCCGACGTGGCGCTCTTCGTCCTGCAACGGGATCAGGGCTGCGTCGCCATCCGGCTAGGCGGTTCCTCGATGGACTGCTGGGGACGCAACCGCCTCGAGCACGTCCAGGAGGGCGGCGGCCGGATGGGCCGGCGAGCTCCGTCCGATGCTGAGCCGAAGCCATGAACGATGACACCTACACGACGGCATCGCTTAGGGCTCTTGGGCGGAATATCGCTGAGATGTTCCTCGGACTCATCGAAGGCGGGATGTCCCGCCGTGAGGCATTGGCGGTCATATCTGAGTACGTCCGTGCGCTGGCGACACAGAAGCCTGAGCCAAAGCCATGACCGCCTTCCGAACGTCCGCGCTCATCAAGGTCGGCCCCGGTCGATGCATGGGCTGCGGCACCCGCGTCTGGTGGAACGGCAAGCGATGGCGCAACGACGACCAGCGCAGCGGCGGCCACGTCTGCCCGTCGGATCGAGCAGAGTGCGGCTACCTGATGCCTCACGCCAAGGAGCGGTGCGCCCGCAAGCCGGGGCATGCCGACAGCCATCGGTCGCGCTGGGTCATGGACGACACCGCGCGGCGAAAGCGTCGCCATGTGGCAGCGTGAGCGGTACAATGTATGGTGCAACGGGGCGGATGGCGTCGGTCCGCAAGTCCTCCGCTCCGTCTCGTTGCACCTAGAGGACTTGCGGTGTGCGTATTCGTGCAGTCAGGCCTGACTTCTGGCAGGACGACAAGCTCGGCCATCTGTCGGACTCCGTCCGGCTCTTCTACATCGGCCTGTGGTGTGTCAGCGACGATGCGGGCTGGCTCGAGTGGCGACCGTCGCAGCTCGGGGCATCGCTCTATCCGTACCGTGGCGCGGCCAGGCGGGAGCACGACATCGAGGCGTGGGGCGACATCCTCGTCCAGACAGGCCGGATCGTGAGACACCCGTGCGGTTGTGCGTTCATCCCGACCCTCGTCAAGCACCAGCGGGCGGGCGGGAACCCGACGTACCAGTACCGCGAGAAGCACAGATACCACACAAGTATGGATGAGTCTGTACCAGTACGTACCGATACGTCCCTAGAGGGAAGGGAAGGGAAGGAGAGTAAAGGTATGGGGGGGTCTGGGGGGACGGATTGGGAAACGAAGATCACGGAGATGCGACGACGGGGGCAAGGAGCATGACCACCATCGGAACCTGCGACCTCTGTGGAGCTGTCCGCGTACCCATCGAGGCGCACGTCGTGGCCTGGCGCGTCCCAGTCGCAGGACCGTTCGGTGCCATCGACCGCTGCGTGGATCGTGAGACGTGCCGCAACCGCGTGTTCGCCAACGGCGAAGAGTGGCCCATCCTCGAGCCAGCGGAGCGTCCGGCGTGACCGACCTCATCCTCGCCATCGTCCTCGGGCTGATCGCGCTGCTGCCGGCGTCCGTCACCGGCACGGCCACTTGGTACGCCACCGGCCCCGGAGCGGGACACGCCGCCGCCGGCCCGGCCCTCCGCACCGGCGACTGGCGCGGCCGTCACGTCACCGTCTGCGCGACGCGCTGCGTCACGGTCGTGCTCGACGACTGGTGCGCCTGCCCGGACCGGGTCATCGACCTTGCCGCGGCGGACTTCGCCGAGCTCGCGCCGCTGTCGCAGGGTGTGCTCACGGTCACGATCACGACAGGGCTCCCGATCGCGCCACCGACGGACACGGCATCGTGAAGGAGGACGAGATGAGCGAGCCGACGGAACTGGACGAGCGGTGGCGGCTATTCCGAGATGAGGCCGTCAGACACGCTGGTAGTCCGTCGCGGATAGCGACCGTGTTCGACGATCATCGGGCGCTCATCGAAGCCGAAGCCCGCGCCTCGCTGGACGTGGACGCGCTGGCGAGGGCGCTCTGGAGTCAGCAGCATGCCAGCGATTGGCACGCCTACGACAAGTGGGTACCGCCGAATAGTGCCAACCGTGCCGAACACGAGAGGCGGGCTACTGAGAGCATCGTCCTGTACCTCGCCATCCTCGCCGAGGCCGACCGATGAGCGGAGCGAGAGAGCCGTATCGGCTGGTGCGAGTTGCGCCCGAGCTGATCGACCAATGGGGGACTCGGACCGAGAACGGTCAGCGCATCACGGCCGCATGGGGCGAGCCAGTCGCAAGTGTCGGAACGGAGCCGGGGCTGACGTTCGACATCTACGAGCCGATATTCACGGTCAGCGGTGATACCGAAGCCGAGCGGATCGCCGAAGCCGCCGAGAAGGCGCTGCACTCCGCAGCAGAACGGGTGCGGGCGCTGCCGGTCGCGAGTGCGCAGGACTGGAAGGCGCTGAACTGGGTGAGGGAGTCCGCCGTCCTCGCCATCCTCCAGGTCGCATCCGAATGACCGCCGATGACACGCGGGAGGCGCTGACGCAACTGCTCAGTGAGGTCAGCTTCATGCGCTCGTGTATCGCTAGCGGCGAGCGGCTGAACGCGGACGACCTCACGCGCCAAGACGACGTGATGCGACGTGCTCGTGCCGCCCTCGTCGCAGCCCGTCGTGACCCTGAGCCGACACCATTCTCGTCCACGAGCGCGACCCACTACCTCCGCGACGCACTCGTCCACTGGCTCAGGAATAGCTCGTCTATCGAGGCTGCCGATGACCTCAGAACAGCCGCCGCCGAATGGCTGCGAGACATCGAGGATGGAAACGATGAGTGACCCCGAGCCGGTCGCGTCGGCGGATGCGGAGGCACTTGACGACTTGCGAGCCGCGTGGACCGAAGGCGTCGAGGAGGGACCGTGGTTCCCGGCTCACCGTCCGGGCGGACCCATCATGCTCGACAACAAGAACGGCGACTCACTGTTCGTGAGCGCCGAGGATGCGACGACCCTCGTCAATGCGTTCCTGCAGCCAGCCGCCATCCGGGGCACGGAAGCCGTAGACGTGGAGCGGCTGGCGGACGAACTGGCGCGGCACGTTGAGCGCGACGGGAGATACACGCCGCCCATCGTCCAAGATGCAGTCGAGCGTTCGCGGCTGATGACGACCAACGAGTTCGCCGCGTATATCCTCGCCCGTCTCGCATCCGCAGACAGCGAGCCGTCGTGATCCTCGCCGTCGCCCTCGCGCAACTGCTCGACCTGGCGACCTACAGCCTCGTCATCGGCAACCCGAACGGCTACGAAGCAGGAGCCCTCGGAGCCGTCAGCCCACAGCAGGCGGTCATCATCAAGGCCGCGGCCATCGTCGTGATGCTGCTCATCCTGGCGGCCCTCCGGCCGCGCTGGCGTCGATGGGGCGCGGTGCTGGCCGTGGTCGTGGGCTGCGTGGGGGCGACCAGCAACCTGTGGGCGCTGGCATGAGGGGGTCGCTCGACCGGCAGGATGCCGAACTCGGCCTCGTGCGCCATTGCAACCGCTGCGGGGAGGAGTGGCCGAAGGATGGCGAGTTCTTCTACTTCGACAAGCGCGGCGATGTCATGGGTCATTGCAAGGCGTGCTGGTCGGAGCGCCCGCGGTTCGTCCCTGGCGCTGTCAGGACGGCGGCTAGCTATCGGCCGAGGACGGCTGCGTGAGGCTCCTCCTCCTCGCAGCCGCCCTCCTCGGCATCCTCTGGCTCGCATCACGAGCGCACGACGAGCCGGTGGCGGCGTGGCTCGAGGATGACGACGGCGTGCCACCGATGTTCGTGTGACCCACTAGACAACCGCCGCCGTAGGTGTACCGTTACCGTCCGTGGACCGTGCGCCGCTCCCAGTCCGTGCGTTCAGCGTTCCACCGACCCCAGAGTGCGCCCATGACGCCGCTCCGCGTTGGCTCCGTGAGTGACACAACGTCGCCGGGTCACCGATCGCTTCCCGCTCTCGGACGCCGTCACCAAGGTCAACCTCGACGACCGGCTAGCGGCGGCCGACGAGAAGATGCACGGGCACTGGCGGCTGGACGACGAGCGGTGGATATCGCACAAGGAGATGCACTCCGAGCTCGGTGCCAGCCTGCGCGACTACAAGCGCGAGTCGAACGAGTGGCGGCAGACAGTCAGCGACCTCCGCACGACGTTCATGGCGAAGGCCGAGGTGCAGTCCGAGCTGCGCCGGCTCGAGGCGCTCATCGCGGCAGTGGACAATCGCCTCGACATCATCGAGCGCGCCGTCCAGTCGATCAACGACACGAACGTCGCCACGCGGAGCCTGCTGTCGTCCGGCCGGAACCTCATCATCCTCGCCTTTACGATCATCGGCGGCTTGATCGCGGTGGCCGTGTACTTCCACGGGCCGTGACATGACCATCCACATCAGCCGGACGCCGTTGACCGCCGACCGCTGGTACCAGGCGCGGGCGGCATCGATCCGGGCC